AGCCAGTAGAAGTCGAAGCGAGTAGAGCGAGACCACATACGGTTAAGACCTTGTTGGTAATTAAGATCTGCACGAGCAGAGACAAACCCGAATACTAATTCGTGTTCGGTAAAGCTTTTAACAAAACCTTTACCAGAAGATTGGAAAGTACCCATAGCAGCAAGGTTAGCTTGGGGAGTAGTTCCGGCTTCGCCAGTTTGAGCGATAGGGGTAGTGTTTAAAAAAGAAGTTCCACCGCCCAAGAATTCAGGGCGTTGAAGTCGTGCATCAGGGCTAGTAACACCGAAATGACTTCGGATGGTCTCGGTATAACGAGTACCGCCACGAGCGTCTTTTTCATACATTTTTTGAATTTGGAAGGCTTCTCGGAAAGCATTAACAGTTGCAGCAGTAGCAGTAGATAGATCGGCATAAAGTGAATTCCCGGGATCGTAAGTGGAAGAAGTTCCACTACCGTCAAGGAGATCGCCACCGGCAGACAAAGATACGTTACCAGCAGAGCCGAGAGTGTTGGTGCCATTGTTTCTCCAAACGCCACCAACAGCGTTATCAACGCGAGCAACAGGAGCGGTAGTACCAAGGGGAATAGTAACAGGGTCAGCTTTTTGAGCCCATGGTAAAGCAGAAGTAAAGTAATCTTTACGCTTTCCACGAGGAAGTAAGCCAAAGTCGAGATAGTCATCAGGACCATCGTCATCATCGACATTAACAGAATCTTGTAAGTTTTCATCGCGATACCATTCGTTCCAGATAAGATTGTAAGCACGAAAGAAGTCGGTACGAACTTCTAGATTTGGGACTTTAGTAGGAACACCCATATAGTCAAATATGGTGGAGTTATCAAAACCAATAGTGGGGGCAGTAACAGTAGGCATGACGAAATCGGTTGAATCACCGGGATTCCTTTGTTCGCCATTCATTTTTTTCCAGTTAGACCAGACAAGGCGAATAGGTACAGAGAAGAAATGGATATCAATAGCAATATTATCCATAATGGGTTTTAAAGGGGTAGCAAGCCTTCCAAAGAGGTGGGATTTCATAGTGAAAGTGTCACCGGGAAGAGCTTCATCGACGTAAATAGGAACAATATAACCAGCGTCGAAAGTGGTTTTAGTACCGTGGGAACGATCAAAGGTAGACCTTTGGATTTTGGGGGGTTCAATACGAGAGAAACGCTCTTGCGTTTTCATTTGGTTTCTATTCATTTTTAATCTCCAATAGAAAGCCCCGGGAAATCCGGGGCGTTAAGGGTTAATCTTCTTTTTTGTAATCAGATGCGGTAGCTAGTATCTGCGGGGATTCCAGAGGGGAAATTTTACCAGAAAATTCATCAAATTCACCGAGTAGAACGAATACGAAATCTTCGGGAAATTGATAGAAATTAGATTCTGGATTAGCGCAGCTTTGTTGGAAGCCACGAAGGGCTTCACCATTAGTACGGTAGACAACAGGGGGAAAGAAAGCTTGAGCTTTAACATCTTGAACGGAGTAAATTTTTTTAGACATTTTTCTTTTTCCTTTTTTGATAGGCATCTCGCTTTTCGCGAAGATGATATTTATATTGACCATCTGACCGTGAGTCATCGGGAGCAGAACGATACTCATTGTCGAGAAGTTGTTTTTTCTTTTGATCAAGAATGTATTTTGCATAAAGCTCGTGGTCTCCGCGAGCTTTAAATTTTTTTAACAGTTCATTTTCATGATATTCAAGAAGATCAGGATCATGTCGTTCAAGAAGTTTTTTATAGTAACGAGGAAGGACGTCGTTAGAACAAACAATTTGTTCTTTGTTTTTAAGAAAGTATTCTTTCCCAATAGCAGGTCGAGTGGAACACTTCATAAAATCTTGAGTTTGGATATATTCACCACCATCATTTAAATGATGGTGGATTTTGCCTTTAAGGCTATAGCTAGCAATATAAAAAGCAGTTTTTTCATTAGCAATACCAATAGAGTGAAAACCTTTGTCCCAAAGCTTTCCGATTAATTTGGAGGTAAAGAGGGGTTCGCCACTTTTTGGGCTTTTGCGAAGAAATGATTGTTCAGGAGGATTGAAGCCAAAAAGAATAGCGTGGAAATGAGGGCGATAATTAAGAGAACCGTATTCGCAACTAACCATGTAGCGAATTGAGTTAGAGGTGTAACGACGTAATTTTTTAATAAATTTTTGAAAGTCATCATAGATAATCTCGTGATGCTCAAGGTGAGCATCGTCATAGGTTAAGGTAATAAAGCAGTTTTCATTGTGAAGGCTAATCTCGTGCTTGGCACGAGTAGCCCACTCGATTGAGCGTTTATTAATGCACTCGGTGCATTTGCCACAAGGGAGCACAAGGCTCCCTTCGGGCGTGAATTTGGGTCTACCAAATTCCTGCGGTTCTGCTCTCTGCGGAAAGAGGCACATTATAGCCTAAAGCCTCCGCGCATAGGAGCAGTTTTAAAGTTTTTTTTGTTCGATTTCATACCTCGAACAAATTTTTTTCGGCTAGAACGCCGAGTCATTCGCTTGCGTCTCATGAGAAACCTCCGGTTTTTTAGTGTGACACATAGATTATGTGTCAGTGGGCATATATTATCAAGTGAAAGTATATGCCCATCTTAGTAATCCTTACTCGGATTTGACCTCGTCGGATTTAGTTTTTGTTTTTTGAGCCTTTGGCTCATCAACCTTTTGAGGCTTGAGCTCCTTGGAGGGCTCCGCCTCAGGTTGAGAAAGTAGACCTTTTTTAATAAGTAGGTCTTTATTTTCAGGATCGTTTAAAAATCCTTCAAGTTTAGATGGATCGTTGTCCATAAGTTTACGGATATCACTAGGAAGCTCATAGAAGAGGTCATAGGCTCGATTAACGACCTCAAAAGCTTCTTCTAGGGGTAAGACCTCAGTATTATCGATAAAACGAGGCTCAGGGGTTTTAAAATTGGGAAACAAGCCGGTTTTTTGGTAGTGACTGATTATGTTATTTATGTCGCATTGCTTTTTGTAACTTTGATCAGTCTTACTTGGACCGATAGTTTCCATAGTAACCCGAGTAGTTCCGTTTTTTCGGATAATAATTTTTTGACGAGGCCGAGGGTAGTTAAATTCTTTTAATTCATTTTTAGTTGACATTTTAGCTCCTAGTAAAGAGGGATTTTTTTACGATTATTAGGTGAGTATTTTTGTTTGCCACCACCAAGTGGGTTGAATAAATCTTTACCACTATTAACGGTGTCCATTAAGCCACGTAATCGCCGATTGAATTCATCGTAGTTTAGATATTTTTGATCAATATCGGCTTTTTCTTTATTGAGTTTCGATTGGCTTTTAATAGCAGGGAGTTGAGCTTCAAGAACTTTATTTTTAGTCTCAACTTCTTTGGCAGTTGTGTTAGCTAAATTAGCATCTGCAGTTTGCCTTTTTTCAGAAGCTTCATTTAGCTTAACGGTAGAATCGACAGCTTTAATTTCTTTTTTAAGGCGTCGAGCATCGAGAGCTGAAGAGACAGCAGCCCCAATGGGGCTGAAGTCAGGAGTTTGCATGGTGGCTGAAGCACCAGCAGGGGAGGAAGCGCCACCTTGGGCGTAAGCTAACATAGGATTAAGACCAGCTTTTTTCATGTCTTTCATACTCCTCTGATAAGCAGTATTAGACATACGTTCTTGGAAGGCCATTTGGTCTTTAGCTATCTGAGCGTTAGCTTCATTAGTCCTTTTAGTAGCACGATAGTTAAGGTAAGCGGTGCCAAGGTTTCCGGCAGCACCACCAACAGCAGCAATTGTTAAAGGGTCCATAGAATCTCCTAGAAGTGGTCAATAAGACCCGGGGTGGCAAAAGTAGGCATAGGACGAGCACATTTTAAGTCGAAGTGACAATCGAGAAGAAATTTGGGTTCACTAGGAACAGCAACAATTCTATCAAGAGGTGGATTTTCAACGATAAAAGTGTCATTGAGAGCAGGAAGAGAAGAGAACTCTTGTGAGAGGTGCCAGACATCAAGAGAGGCAGAATCATTAGAGCGAAATTTACCTGTTACCTGGGAGGGTTTATAACGATACTCAGCATAGCGTTCCTGGTACCCAAAAACATCATCATCAGCAGAGCTACCTTGTGCGTAAATTTCTTTATTGAGAATAGCTTGTTCGCCAAGATGAGCTAAGGAAGGCCAGTAGAAGTCGAAGCGAGTAGAGCGAGACCACATACGGTTAAGACCTTGTTGGTAATTAAGATCTGCACGAGCAGAGACAAACCCGAATACTAATTCGTGTTCGGTAAAGCTTT